CCGCCATGACCCGGCCTTCATGGATTGCCGAAGCCCTAGGCCGTCTTCGTACCTACGAACAATCCGCCTACAAGCGCGGCCAAACGCAAGTCGCCCTCAACTCGGTCCAACTCCAAGCCAAACTGATTGGTCTTGAAATTTGAGCCTGCTCGCCAATGCCCCTGGTGGCTTCCTGCTTGAACCGCCCATCCCGGCAGACCTTCAGGATCAAAAAGACTGGCTGCCCTTTGCCCAGCAGCTCTACCAAGGTCTGACCGGCCCGCAACGTCAGGTCTGGGATGCACCCGAGCGTTTCAAACTGCTGTGTTCTGGCCGCCGCTTTGGCAAGACCTACCTCTGCATTAGCCGCCTTGTCGCCTGGGCCATTGAGCACCCCGGCAGCCTGAACTGGTACGTCACGCAAACCTATAAATCGGCAAAACAAATTGCATGGCGCCAGCTTCGCAGCATGGTGCCGCCCGAAATGTTTGCCAGAAAAAATGAATCTGAACTGTCTGTTGAATTAAGTAATGGCAGCGTGATCGCCTTAAAAGGTGCCGAATCAGCCGATGCCCTGCGTGGTGTGTCACTCAGCAGTCTGATCGTTGACGAAGCCGCTTACGTCAAGCAGGAAGCATGGGAGATGGTCCTGCGCCCAGCGCTGTCAGACCAAGGCGGTCCGGCATGGTTTATCACCACCCCTGCTGGCCTGAACTGGTTTCACGACCTGTGGGAACAGGCGCAGGATCAGCCGGACTGGTCAACCTTCAGTTACACCACGATCCAAGGTGGCAACGTCCCCGAGGATGAGGTTGAGGCGGCACGCCGCACGCTTGACGACCGCACCTTCCGTCAGGAGTACCTAGCCAGTTTTGAAACCCTGTCGGGCCGTGTCTACCCCGATTTCAGCGACGACAACATTTCTGATGCCGTCCGCGACACTGGCGGCCCAATCCTGTGGGGCACTGACTTCAACGTGAGCGTGCTGGCCGGCGTGCTTGGTAGCCGCGTTGGCGACACACTTCATATATGGGATGAGGTATCCGTTACGCAGACCAACACGGATGAGGTGTGCGCCATGCTGCGTGAACGGTTCAGAGATCGGAAGCTGATCGCCTACCCGGATCCAACTGGTAGTGCCCGCAAGACTTCATCGGCTGGCCGCACGGATCACGAGATCATCCGGCAGTACGGTTTCGGCGTGGTCAGCCCCAAAGCGCCCTGGTCAGTGAAGGACAAGATCAACGCCACCAACAGCTTGATCCGTAACGCCAATGGCCAGATCCGCCTGTTCGTTCACCCGCGTTGCAAGAACACGATCAAGGCGCTGCGCAACGTGACGTACAAGCAGGGTGCTGACGATTACGTGATTGATAAATCGGCTGGGATCGAGCACTGGACAGACGGGCTGGGGTATCTGGTGATGTCGGAGTACAACCCGCTACATGCGAACGCGGGCAAGGGCACGGGTATCAGGCTGTATTGACGATTTGTGAAGTGACCACTGGGGTGCTTGTCAGATGGCGGGGGTATACCCCATAATTAAGGGACAGGGGGCAACCCCACCATTCTCGGCACGGCGCCGGTTCTGAAAATGTGGTTTGATTCCTACAAGGAAGCCATGGCTGCTCTTCAAGCAGACCGCAAGCTGACCGCTTTCTGGGATGCTGGCGAAGGCTGGAAAGCTGAGGCTTACTGGAATCGTGGTCGTCTGATCATGGTCAGCATCAATCCCGATGGTCTTCGGATCGTCTGATGCACTGGGGGGAGCAATCCCCCTTTTTGTTTGCTGTGCTTGATATGGAAAGCCTGAACGGCGTTGAATTGGTTGCTGGCATGAAGGTATGGGTCGATATGCCACACATGCCGAATGTGTTTGCTGGCGACGTGATGTATGCAGAAGTTGTTGATGGCGCTTTGCCAGCCACCTCTGGCAGCGTTTGGGTTAAGCAGCTTGCTACTGCCGCTTGTCCGATCATCGGCGATCCTTGGATTAGTGAGCAGCCAGCAATACGGTGTTTAGCCGTCTGATACTTGAGCCCCTCCGGGGGCCTTTTCTTTTGCCGCTACCGTAAGGCCGCCGCACAATCACAATGTCCGCACCCCTCTGGCACGACCTTGAAGCCGCTTTTGACTCCGTTCAAGACGACGGCTCCTATGACTTCAACGAAGCCGCTTCAGCCATGCTCACCGCCATTCAACAATGGCTATATGACGAAGGCTTCGATGACGCCGGTGATGCGCTAGAAGACGAAATCAATCGCGCTGACCAAGGCGAATAAACTTTGATCCTGCTGGGTCGGTTCTGTCCGTAAGGCTGAACGCCGTGTGTGGCGGTATCGGAGGCCCGGCTTACATTTGCCCAATAGAATCAAACTACGGCTAAACGCGGCAGATCATGTACACCGGTTTCAACGCATACGACCGGCTTCTGACGCGCAAAGCCACGCAGGTGCAAGACCCCAATAACGCTTGGGCTGCACAGGAACCGCATTGGATCTTGATTGAAGATCTGATGGAGGGCACTTACGGTATGCGCCGCAAGCATCGGCGTTATCTTCCGCAAGAACCCCGCGAGCAAGACGAGTCTTACGACAACCGCCTAGCTCGTAGCGTCTGCCCGCCGTATTACCAGCGCCTTGAACGGATGCTGGCCGGCATGTTGACCCGCAAGCCTGTACGCCTTGACGACGTACCTGATCTGATCCGTGAGCAACTGTTTGATGTAGACCTGCAGGGTAACGATCTCAATATCTTTGTCTACGAATTGACGCGCAAGATTGTGCGTTACGGCCACGCTGGCGTGTTGGTTGATTTCCCCAGCGAAACAGAAGACGAACTGCAGAACATCACTGATACTGCATCGCTTCGCCCGTATTGGGTGACGTATACGCCGCGTGACATTCTTGGTTGGCGATCTGAAATCGTCAACGGCGCACAGAAGCTAACCATGCTGCGCTTGCGTGAGTTAATCGTTGTGCCTGATGGTGATTTTGGTGAGAAATACTTAGAGCAGATCCGCGTACTTAAACCCGGCTCTTACGAACTGCACCGCCAATCAGACACCAAAGGTCAATATGAAATGGTGGCAGAAGGCACCACCAGCCTTGATTACATTCCCTTTGCCGTCGCCTACTCCAACCGTGTTGGCCTGCTTGAGTCACGCCCGCCGCTGGAAGACATTGCCGAGCTGAACCTAAAGACTTACCAAATCCAGAGCGATCTGGACAACATGCTGCATATCAGCGGCGTGCCAATGCTTGCCTTCTACGGCTTCCCATCATCTGCCGAGGAAGTATCTGCTGGCCCTGGTGAAGCCATCGCCTTTCCTGCTGAAGGCCGTGCTGAGTACATCGAACCGGAAGGCAAGAGCTACGAAGCGCAATTCCGTCGTCTTGAACAGCTTGCTGGACAGATCAATGAACTTGGCCTGTCTGCTGTCCTAGGTCAAAAGCTCAGTGCTGAAACGGCTGAGGCAAAGCGGATCGACCGCAGCCAAGGCGACAGCACCATGATGGTCATCGCACAGCAGGTTCAAGATCTGATTGACAACTGCCTGCGGTATCACGCTGATTACCTTGGTCAACAGCAATCAGGCAGCAGCTATGTCAATCGGGATTTTGTGGGCGCACGCCTTGAACCCGCCGAAATCCTTGCACTGTTGCAGCTCTACACCGCAGGCACCATCACACAAAAAACACTGCTGGATCAACTGGCGCAAGGTGAAGTGTTGGGCGATGACTTTGACGTAGAAGAGGAACTGGAGGGCACTCAATCGGGTGGCTTGATTGAGCTTGGTGGCCCTGAAAACCTTGGCGCTGAAGATGTAACTGGCGAAGAAATGATGGCTGAAAACAACGATGACGCTATTGCTGAACAATGACGCAATCAGGCGTAACACCTCGCCTGCTCAACGTTGAGCAATTCAAGCGGCGTATTAACCGCAAAGATCCTGTTGCCAATATCTATCGCAACGCCATTGATCTCAATCGTTTCAGCAACGCTGTTGCCGGTCAGATCGTTCGTGATTACAACAGCATCATCCTCAGTGCCGTTGACGATCTAAAACGTATTGACCTTGGCGTACCCACGGCAGGCGGTGGCATCGTCAGTCCGGCATCAGTTCAGGCGCAACGACTTCGTGTTTTGTTGGCTCAACTGAGGGAATCGCTGGATAGCTGGGCGGAACGCAGCACGGCATACGCAGCCACCGAACTACAGGGCCTAGCCGAGCTTCAAACAGAATTTGTGACCGATCAACTGCGTCTTGCCGTTGCTGGCGGTGAGGCTGGTGCCCGTGGCATTGAGCCAAGCGTTATTGCTCAGCAGGCAGTCAACACAGTTGAGGTGGCGCCGAACTTTGCCGCTACTGTCGCCACTGTTGATCCAACGGATATCAACTTCACGTTGCCTGGCACGGGTGGCTTCAACCTGACGGCTGGCCAAGGTGCAGCGATCACATTGCCAAACGGTCAGGTCGTAGAGAAAGCCTTTCGCGGTCTTGCCGAATCGCAGGCGCAACGTTTCAACACCACGATCAGAACAGGCATCCTTGCCGGTGAACCCACGCCACAAATTGCACGGCGTCTTGTCGGCAACCTTGATTTTGGGCAACTGGCCAAGACCGCAAAACAGCAAGCCCTAGCCGGTGGCGAGCTGATCAAGATGGCTGACCATCAGGTTTTAACTGTTGTGCGTACAAGCGTGCAGCAGGTAGCTAACACAGCCAGCCAAAACGTTTACCAAGCCAATCAGGACGTAACCAAGAAATACCGTTACGTTGCCACGCTGGATAGCCGCACCTCAGCGATCTGCCGCAGCCTTGACGGCAAGGAATATGTTTACGGCAAAGGACCGCAACCGCCTGTTCATTTCAACTGCAGATCAACCACTATTCCAGTCGTTGATTACCGCGCCCTTGGCTTGCGTCCGCCCGAGGAAGTAATCGGTGAGGGCAAGCGTGCTGCGGAAGGCGGTCAAGTTTTGGCTAGTACCAACTACGGCCAGTGGCTACAAAAACAACCGAAGGCGTATCAGGAAGAGGTGCTAGGCAAATCACGCGCCGCCTACTTTGATCGCCTCAGCCAGAAGTTTGGTCCACAACAGGCATTAAGCCGAATGGTGCGTGAAGATGGATCAGAAGTCCCACTTAGAGTGTTGCAAGAACGCTACGGTTCAAACAATGGCTAAAAAGCCGACCAAGGCCGAAAAGAAGATCGGCAAGGTGATGAAGGAATACAAGGAAGGCACCCTGCAATCCGGCAAGCCTGGCCCCGGCAAAGGCCCCAAGGTCAAAAGCCGTAAACAGGCAATCGCCATTGCACTGAGCGAAGCTGGCAAAGCACGCAAGCCAAAAAGTAAAAAGTGATGGCACGCAAAAAGCCTGGCCTGTACGCCAACATTGCTGCCAAGCGCAAGCGGATTGAGGCTGGAGAAAAAGAACGCAAAGCACGTCCCGGCGAAGCCAATTATCCCGATAAAGACGCTTTCAAGGTTGCTGCAAAGACAGCTAAAAAACGTAAGCCGAAAAAATGAAAGGCAAGATTTGGCAAGGCGGTTGCACCTACCTCAAATGCTCCGACGGCATGATTGAGGGCCGTTTTGTCTTTCCTTGCCCAAATAGCCCCGAGGTGCTTGGTGCCTTAATGGGCAGACTGGCCGAGGGCGTAGAAGTCATCACCTGCACCGAGGATGATGATGAAGACGACAACGAGGATGACGATGATTGAGTATCGCGGCGAAAAGTTTGACGGCTACAACAAGCCGAAACGCACGCCTGACCATCCAACCAAGTCGCACGCTGTCTTGGCCAAGGAAGGCGACAAGGTAAAACTGATTAGGTTCGGTCAGCAGGGCGTGTCAGGCTCACCACCACGAAAATCAGAATCGGAATCAGACAAAATACGAAGGGCATCATTTAAGGCTCGCCATGCGGCCAATATCGCCAAAGGCAAAATGTCTGCGGCTTACTGGGCTGACAAGGAAAAATGGTGACCTACTGACGTTCCTGATGGTGTATCCAATCCTTTAGGCCAGTCACATATGCCCGTAACGCTTGCGCATTCCTCGCGTGCCACGGGTCACCCGTCGCTAAATATTCCATCATGTGCAGATCCACTGCCTTCAAACAGTGGTGAATAATTGGGTTCCATGGTCCGCGTACCGGTGTATCCCACTCGCGCCGTGACATGACGTGACAAGGTGTAAACCTACCTATACACTCTGATCGTTACCCTACGGGTCATTCATGTCTGAAGAGCAACTGCAGGAAGCTACGCCGACTGCAACTGGTGATGATCTTGATGCGCTTAAACGCAGCGTTGAGGCCCTAGAACGCAAAAACTTTGAGCTGATTGGCAAGCTTAAGGAGGCCAAAGAAAAAACGCCCAACCTGCCCGACGGGTTGAACGTTCAAGAACTTGTTGACTTCAAGCGAAAGAAGGAACAGGAAGAGCTTGAATCGAAAGGCAAATACGACGAAGCCCTGAAACAATACGCTCAGCAATTTCAAGAGCGTGAAGACGGCTACAAAAAGCGTATTGCCGATCTTGAGTCACAACTGACGGTTAATCAACTTGATAATCGTGTCGTTGCAATTCTTGCTGAACAAGGCGCTCACAATCCACACGATGCGCTGCGTCTAGTGCGTGATCAGTTGAAGCTTGACGACAGCGGCAACCCCATTGCTGTTGATGGCTACAACGAAATTCCCATGGATCAGTGGGTAGAACGCCTTAAGGCCGAACGCGGTTACCTGTTTAAGGCATCCAACATCAAAGGCTCTGGCGCACCTGTCGGCACAAAGGTCAGCAGTACCGATATCCCGGTCGGTATTAAAAACCCATTCCTACCCGAAAACTTCAACCTGACCGAGCAGTCACGTCTGTTCCGCACGGATCGTGATCTGTACGAAAAGTTGAAAACTGCAGCGGCTTCTGCTTAAGATGTAACCGTTAAACGCGAATGGTTACGCCGTTCCGTTATTGGGTTACGCCCGCAAACAGCAAATTCCCTGAGGATTCATCATGGCGACTCTTCGCTCTGATGTCATCATCCCCGAGATTTTTACTCCGTATGTGATCGAGCAATCGACTCTGCGGAACCAGTTTCTTGCCAGCGGCGTTGTGCAGCCCATGGCGGAACTGAATGCAACCGAGGGTGGTGACTTCGTAAACGTGCCTTTCTGGAAGGCAAATCTGTCTGGCGACCTGGAAGTTCTTACCGACTCCACCAGCCTGACGCCTGGCAAAATCACTGCTGACAAGCAAGTTGGCGTGATCCTGCACCGTGGCCGCGCCTTTGAGGCCCGCGACCTTGCTGCTCTGGCCGCAGGTTCCGACCCCATGGCTGCCATTGGTCAAAAGGTTGGTGAATACGTTGCCAACCAACAGCAGGCTGACCTGTACAAGTGTCTGGAAGGTGTGTTCGGCAGCCTGACCGGCTCTGACTCCCCTGCTTTTGATGCTCTGCGTTTTGACACCAGCGGCGCAACTGCTCTCGGCCCCCGCCAGGTGGCTAAGGCTCGCGCAATTCTGGGTGATCAAGGCGACAAGCTGACCGCTGTGGCCATGCACTCGGCTTGCTACTACGACCTCGTGGAGCGCAAGGCGATTGACTACGTGACCAACACGGAAGCACGCCTGAGCACTGCTGCAACTGGCGCTAGCACCATCAACGCTGTTGGCGGTTCTGTGGCTGCTGCCTACGGTGACGTTCGTGTTCCGACCTACATGGGTCTGAATGTGATCGTCTCTGACGACATCAGCAACAGTGCCGGCAACTATGCCTGCTATTTCTTCACCTCTGGCGCTATTGCCTCCGGTGAGCAGGCTGCCATGCGTACTGAAACCGACCGCGATATCCTCGCCAAGTCGGATGCCATGTCGCTGGACATGCACTACATCTACCACCCGGTAGGTGCTAAGTGGGCCGTGACCACCACCAACCCAACCCGCGCACAGCTGGCCACCGTTGGTAACTGGTCGAAGGTGTACGAAACCAAGAACATTGGAATCGTGCGTGCCACCATCACCTCCAACTTTGATTGATAGGAGGAACTAACGATGGCTTCTCAATTTGAAGTTTCTGCCGGTAAGTCGATTGGCTACACCTCCGGTCTCGGCGGTGCTGTCACTCAGGCCACCAGCAAGTCCACTGGTGTCACGCTGAACAAACCCTGTGGCTCAATCACCATGCACAACGCTTCGCTTGCGGGCGATGCCGAGGTTTCCTTCACTGTGACCAACAGCGAAGTGGCCGCTACTGACGTGGTGAACGTGTCCGTGAAGTCTGGTGCTACCACTGGTAAGTACCTGCCTTTCGTGACCGCTACTGCCGCTGGCAGCTTTGAGATCACTGTTTCCAACGTCGGTTCTACCGCTGGTGAAGCTGTGGTGCTCAATTTTGCCGTTCTCAAGTCGGCTGCTGACTGATGAGCATGTTCGCCTTCCGGCGGCTGCGTGAACGTGAGGCTCTGGCTACGGCTGGGGCCTCTTTTTCTGATGCAGAGCCTACGCCTACACTTGAAGTAACAGAAGATCAGCCGCTGTCTACCGATGGCAATAACAATCGACGCAACGGTGGGCGGCGCAAACGCCAACAGCTATCTGACACTGGTAGCAGCGGAAGCGATCATTGAGGGTTTTGTTCAGGATGACGATGTAACCGCCTGGGCATCGGCCACCACTGATCAAAAAAACCGGGCGTTGTTTACTGCCACGCAACGCCTTGATCGTGAGCGTTTTCTTGGTGCTCGGGCAACGGATACGCAGGCTCTGCAGTGGCCCCGTACTGGCGTGCGCAAGCCTGATACCTATATCAATACTTATGCCGTCGGCTTTCCATTCCGCATCACCACGGATTATTTCACCGACACCGAAATTCCAACGCAGATCAAATACGCACAATGCGTGCTGGCAACGTATTTGAACAACAATAAGGATGGGATGGCCCTGAGCGGACTGGAGGATTACAAGTCCGTGTCCATTGGCAGCCTTAGCGTCACCACTGCAGGCGCTAGCAGCACAGCCACTGGCGTTGATCGCATCCCGCCGATTGTGGAACGGTATTTAACCGGTCTTAGAATCAGTGGACCGGGCAACATTGCTATTCGCCGGAGCTGATCATGGCTGACTCTGATATGTACAACATTGGTTTTGAGTACATCAGTGATACCAGCGCTCACACCGGCAGGTTTTGGCGGCTCTACGCCCTTGCTGATGCAGTGATCAGCACAGCGACTGTTCAGAACGCCAGCGGCAATACCTTCAGCTCTGTGCCCTTGGCTGCCGGTGATTCAATTGAAGGCGTATTCACAAGCGTCACTCTGGCAAGCGGCAAAATTGTCGCCTATAAAATCTGATCATGAGTGATTCCAACGTTCTCGGTATTGATTACGCTAAAGGCGCAACATTTATTGGCGACAGTACGACGCGCACCGGTCGTTGGGCAGCAATTTATTTCACAACAAATGCCCAAATTGACGCAATTGTTGCGCAGAACTGGGATGGTTCCACCTTGTCTGGTCAATCCATGAGCGCCGCCACAACGTTGTACGGTGTTTTTACAAGCATCAAACTGCAAAACGGTCACTGCGTCGCGTACAAGCTCTAATGGCACTTGCTACTTCACTACGGAAGACCGCTGGTAAATTGATGGCCAAATTCGGCGGCGAAGTCACCATCAGGCGAATCACCACTGGCGCGTACAACCCGACGACAGGCACGGCAACACCAACTGCTTCTGAGACCGTTGTGCGCGGCGTGCTTGAAGCTGTAACTGAACGTGAGCTAAACGACCTAATCAAGAGCACAGATAAGAAGCTGACGGTGGCTGCTGTTGATCTTGCGGCTGAACCCAGCGTGGCTGATCAGGTGACAATCTCCGGGCGGATCATGCAAACCGTACAGGTCAACAAGATTGAACAGGATAATCAGGCAATTGTGTTTGAGATATTTCTGAGGGAATGACATGGCACGCCAGATCAGGATTGGCGAGATTGGTCAGTATGCCGAGGGGCAGCTCAACAAACTGATCACTGCTGC